GTAGTAGTAGATGGTGGATTTGAAGATAATGGAACACCTCAACAATTTACTTTACCTAAAACAAAAATGAAGATGCTGTATTCTTTAGAGGATTGCATCAAGCCTTTTAGACCAAGATCTGGCATTAATAAGCCACTATATTTTTCTGGTTCTTATATGCCAAACTCTGGCGCAGATATGGCAGAGCGACCACGCTGGTATATGCCATCTCGTTATGATCAATTTAGATATTGGACCTCATACAGAACAGAAGATAATTTTGAATATGGTATTGCTAAAAATATATCAAATGGACTTTATTATATTGATGATGCAGTTCCTTTTGTAGTTTACAAGAATAATGTACCAGCAAATAGACTTATAGTAAAAATGCAAACTGGAGTAGGCAGTGTTGATCTTGGGCCATTTACTACAGCCACAGCATCTATTGACGATCCGCTTTATGGAGATGCAAACAAAAAAACTCCTGCTCGCTGGCGAGTTCAGTATCTTCGTAATAATGACTGGGTAGACGCATATACCTTTACAGAAAATGATACAAGGCCAGATGGTTCTGCAATTATTGGACCTGACGGATATGTTGAACTACAATACGGATTAATAGTTCCAGAAATCTACAGAGATATTTTTAGATATACAGAAACTCTATCTTCAAGTACGCTGCTTCCAGAAAAATCAATTCTTGGATATTCATATTTAGTTATTGAAAATGATGGTGATATTGGAACATTCTATATTTGGGATGGAGATAGTTATGAGCAGTTTACCCCAGAGTACGGCTGGATTCTAGGATCTGAAACAATAACAAACACTACAAGTTTTGTAACAGATCTTACATCTCCATCTTCATTTAACGATACTGTTGTAGGCGGAACTACCTACAGAGAGTTTGAGTATATTCGTGGCGTGAGAGTCGTTGTTGATACAATGAATAAATTTGACTCTACTTTTGATCTTATTGAGTTTTCTCCAAGACTTGTTGTTGATCTATCAGACAAAACAATAGACTACGATTTAACAAAGATATTATCAGATGTTGGAGTCACATCATTGCCAGTAGGTCAACTACTTGCGTCTACGGGATCAATAAATATATTTGATGATGACCAGGCGTTCAATGAAAATAATACTAATAGCATAGTTGCTGATTATATTAGAAAGAATATTAAGTTTGCATTTTATGAAGTAGTGTCCAATGTTGAGGATACAGACGGCAGTGTTTATGATTATTATATTCCAATGAAAACCATGTACTCAGAAGGTTTTCCACAGGCAGACGTTACCGCTGGAACAATAAGCATTGAACTAAGAGACTTTTATTTCTTTCTTGAATCAATGCCAGCGCCAAGACTATTAATGACTGAAACATCTTTGAGTATGGCTATTGTTACACTCTTAGATTTTATTGGTTTTACTAACTATACATTTAGAAGAATACAAGATGAGTCAGATCCAGTAATTCCATATTTCTTTGTTGCCCCAGATCAAAACGTAGCAGAAGTATTAAACCAACTAGCCGTTGCTACACAAACAGCAATGTTCTTTGATGAATATAATAACTTTGTTGTAATGAGCAAAAATTATTTAATGCCAACAGAAACAGAAAGACCAACTGACTTTGTTTTGCTAGGTAATAACAATCAGTCAGATACTGGAGTTATTGAAAACTCCTCATCAGGCAACTTGCCTAATATTGTTTCAATTGCTTCTCAAGATAAAAAAGTTTACAATGATGGCAAAATTTCTTATACCACTAGATATTTACAGAGAAGTTACGGTAGTATCAGGCAGTCAAGCATGGTTGATAAAGAAAAAACATGGATATATAAGCCAGCCCTTCTTTGGGAAGTTGCAGGAACTCCAAATACAAAGACAATCAATGAGGTGGCATCTCAGCAAGGCAATTACGTTCTTGGAGCCATGCCAATAAACTCTAATCTTCCAGCAACTCCTCCTACCGTTTCTGGTGGGGTAGTTATAAATAATACAATTGATCTAGGAGAAAATGTATACTGGCTAACTAGATACCAAGGATACTTTTATTCTGGCGGAGAAATAATTAGATATGATGCTGCAGAATTTAATATCACAGGAACTGGAAATGTTTGGATAACAAGCAATCAAGAGTATCAAAGATATTTTTCTACCCTTCCATTTAATGGAAAGATTTATCCAACTGGACTAGTTCGTATTTATTCTGTACCTTACTATGAAACAATTGATGGCATAGAGCGTCTACAGCCAGGTGCCGTGTATGAGCATGGTCGTGGCCAGTTTGGAACTCCAATAGTTGCACACACGGCTAGTATCAGCAGTTACTGGTCTGATAACGCATATGTTCGTGGCTGCGACATGCAGGCTCAATATCTTTTTACTACTCAGATTAATCCAACAGTCCCATCTACTACAACAGGTGCGGCTGGTGTAAGCAATGACTTGGCAAAACAAACTACTCGTAATGGTATTATTAAAAACTTTATGGCAACAAACTATATAACAGATAGCGCATTAAATAATCTAAAGTCTACACAAAGTGGAACAGTGCAATCTTCAGCCCTTGTTATGAATGGCCCATCTTTCAAAACAACCGAAACCCCACTTAACTTTGTATCATATGTTTATAAGCAGTTAGATAATGCATATAAACTATTTGGGACTAGAATGCGTATTATTGGCAAAGTTGAGAATAATGAAACTCGTGCACAGACTCCAATTGGCAGCACATCATATTATCAAGTAACTGGCGCATTACCAAATCAAAGCATCAGCATCGGTGGAGGATCTGGCGGTATAGCGGTATTACTTAATCCAGAAACCAACAATGGGTACTACTTTGAAATAGTAGCAATGACAGAAGATAATATTGAATCATATATAACAACCAACAACGCTGGACAGCCAGATATATCTATTAACAACATTGTATTTTATAAAATAAAGAAAGATGCATCAAATAATAATGCTATACCAGTTAAACTATGGGGAGGGCTAACTAGTGTAATTGTAGACGACGGACGATTTACTGGTCAGTATCGAATGGCTGGAGAAGAAAATACAACTGTATATGACCTGTCTGTAGAGTATGAAGATATTGGAACTATTCGCAGGTTCTATTTATACATTAATAATAAACTGGTACAGATTGTTGATGATACAGACCCAATGCCAATTTATAATAATTCTGCATTATTTGTTCGTGGATCATCCAGAGTAATGTTTGAAAACATATATGCTGTAGCAGAAAACTATTCTCAAAATACAGTATTCACAGTTGGAGAAACTTTATCTAGCGTCTTTGGCGATACTAATATTGATGCTAACGAATCTTTCCGTAAATATGCAATGAGTGGTATTGTTCAGGCTACCTATTTAGACGGCATTAGTTCTGAGCAGCCACCTAGATATAATATGTATTTTGATGAGTTTGGAACTATTATGCGTGAGTGTTCTTACTTTGATATTAAATATGATCGTTCATACCCTGCTCTTTATGCAGAGTTAGCACCAACTCTAAATAGAATTAAGGGCTACGTTGTGTCTGGATTCCAAGCAGATTCATATGGTGCTGAGTTTTTGATATTTAATGCAACAGATACAGCACTTAATCTAGATGAAACGACTGGGAATTACCTGAGAATTCAAGGTGTAACATTTACACAAGACACAACCTATGAGTTAACAGTTGACGAATATTTTAAGAAGCGTAGCAATTTTTCTACACCACAACTTCAGGGTAGTGCAATAGTTACCTCTCCGCTAGTTGAAAAAGCACAATATGATCAGATAAAACAAAGCCGAATTATTTATGGAAAGAATGAGTTTACAATTGAGACTCCATATATCCAAAGCCAAGATGATGCAGAACAACTCATGGGCTGGATTATAAATAAGGTTATGACTCCTAAAAAAGCGGTAGGCGTAAATATGTTTGCTATACCAACTCTTCAATTGGGAGATATTGTTACTATAACCTATCAAGATAATACTGGTCTTGACTTAGTAACTACCACATCAACAAGATTTGTAATATATAATATTCAGTACAAGAGAGATAATAGCGGTCCAAGCATGACTGTCTATTTGAGCGAGGTATAAAATGGCAGATGTATCACCAGTACCAATGACACCAAACAACGCTGGCCTAAATGTAAGTGCCTTTAGTGTTAACCCAGTTTTAACAGCACCAATAGATACCATTCTATTTAATGATGAAACACTTCCAGTAGAAATAATGGCAGATCTTTTGTTTGAAAATATAGGTGGGCAAGAGTTAATTAATATTGCTAGAAATGATACTGTAAATGGGCAGACTGTAATATATCAGCCTATCAAAAATTTGTCAACAATTCAGCAACAATATAACCCAAATAATATTGTTAGTCTTCAATCTACTTCAGATAAGTACTTCCAGAATTTCTCAATCAAGTTTGAGGGCAAAGTTCCAAATGTTGGAAATGGACCAAATGGAGAGCACGTCTATATGGATCCAGAAACAGGGGATTTGATAATTGAGGTAGTAAATATTGAAGATGGAGAACAGGTGCAGGTAGAAATAACTTCAAGTGGTACAATATATGAGGCGGAATTATGATAACAAACACTGGACAATCTATTATTGGCAAGTACCTGCTTGGTCAGGCACCTGCATATGCCTCTTATATAGCCGTTGGCTGCGGCGCACAGCCCCTAGCAACCGCTGACCCATATGGAAACTACTCAACAAAAGAAAACCTTGACTTTGAAATGTTTCGTGTACCAATTTCATCACGAGGCTTTGTAAATGATGGCGGTACAGAAAAACTAGTCCTTACAGCAGAACTACCCACAGAAGAAAGATATGAAATAACAGAGATAGGAATATACTCAGCAGGATCAAACCCATCCGCTGGAGCCTATGATAGCAAAACCGTTTTTGCATTTTCTACAGGTGAAGGATGGCAATACCACGACCAAACATCTGCTACATCAATTCCTACAATTACAGAACCATTAGATGACCCTAATGATGATAATATTATTGCAACAACAGATCCAGTATTTCAGACTAACGCAGATAACTCTATATTCTTTAAATCATCAAGAGCAGATAGATATGAACGTTGTAGATTTTTAAATAATATGATCATGGTAGTT